TGAGCGCCTACGGCTTGCGCTATACTGAGCGTGATTTTTCCGGCAATGACTGGCAGATCATACGCAATCCGCGTACCGTCAAGCGTAAGAACCGTTCCTGTATTTCCGTGTACCTGCTGACGCGGATAATACACCGCGTCAGCCGTAATGTTGGTCAATGTCAGCAGCGTCACACTATCGCCGTCGGCGTTCGTATACGTCAGCGTACCATCTGCCGCGCCGTCAGCCCACGTGCCTTGATTAACACGCACGGCATAGAGCCGCCCATATACCGGGCTTGGCGTTGTGGCCGTACCTGTATTCGACGCTGTAGTGACTTCTAGCGTATATTCTTTAAGTTTCATAGGAGCAATGCCCTCAGGTCTGTTGCCTTATCCTCTAGTATATTGATAACCGTCGCGATTACTTGAGCATCGGCGGTATCCAGAGCCGCCTCGAAGTATGCAAGCACAAGATCGCGGGCATCTTCAAGTGCCGCAGCCTCGGCTTCCCACTCGTCAGCCAGTGCCTCAATGACACTATTTTCTACACTCATTCAGTCCTCCAGGGGCGGGGGATGCCCGCCCCCTTCTCCATTGCTATGCTATTCGCCTTCTGCCTCAGCTTCTTTGAGGGCTTTCTTGGTTGCTTTCTTGGCGTAGCCCGCCTCGATGCACTCCAAAGCCTCATCGTCAGGCAGGTCAACCACCGCGCCCTCTTGGAAGCCGTAGCACTCACTTAAGAATTTAACGATCATCCTAGTACGCCTCCACTTCTACGGAGAGTAGTTCAGAGCCAGCCTCAGCCGATTCCGCGAAGTTTCCAACCCAGTAGTTCAGGTCGCCGCTGTCGGCGGCTGGCGTGGCACATCCGAAGAAGTTGCCCGCCACCAGCACACCGCCAACGGTGGCCGCTAAGTTGATCCCCGCTGTCATGTTGACGCTGGATTTCCAATCCCATATCACATTATGGGCAATCACTGACGTATAGCCGTAGCCTGACGACCAGTTGATGGCATACGTCTTGCCGGTAATGTAGTTGTTGTGGATATGCACCCCGTAAGCGGTGCGGTTTGTGCCGTCGCTGATGTCGATGCCGGTAGTCCAGCCCCAAATGTAGCAGTTACGGACTATCGGCCCCATGCTTGAGCCGTCGATGGTAATGCCCTTGTCACCTTCGGAGCCAGCCGCCGAGTACCAGTTGCCTCGGATGAAGCAGTTTTCAATGGTACACAGCGAGGAGTTATCATTCGCTGCGCCGCCGTCACCTACGTAGATGCCATCCTCTGAGCCGTTGACGCTGATTTGGATGTTGGCAATCCTTACGCCTTTAGCCTGCACTTTCACCACATAGTCACCTGTCTGCGAGCTTGTGCGGTTCCACTCCGTGCCCCATCCAGCCCCGATGATACTGATGCCATCCTTCTCGATGGTTAGCTCATTCTCACGATAGCGCCGCTCGCCCTTGACGTAGATCACGTCGCCTACGTTTGTAGTACAAAGAGCGTAAGCCCGCGCAATTGTAGCGAGTGGCTTGTCCGGGTCAGTGCCGGGATTCTGGTCGGAGGCTTCTGCATGGTCAGCATCGACATAGAAGATTGTGCGGGCAACCGGCATCACGCCAGCCAGCCCATCCCCCAAGTCGGAGATCATCGCATCGCCTTGTTTCAAGTTGTACAGTCCCATATTACACCCCCTACACCGTCAGGTTGTAGCTGATAGCAGCAGCGTCGGTGTCACGGTAGATAAACCCAAACCGGATGGTTGCCACGATGATATTAGCCTGCGCCTCAATATCGCGGTCAACCTCCAGGTTGATGCGCCGCTTGTAGCCGAGCATCCACTGGTCAAACCGGGCCGCAAGGATTGAGCCGGTAGTGTTGTTGCTGGTCGTTGTGGTGTCAATCTTGCCCGCCGTGTTTGCCTTGTACTCATAGCCGCTGTAAGTGCGCGATCCCCAGTGCATCGAGTAGCTGGTGTATACGGGATAGCCCCAAATGCCGCTAACGCTCCCCGCCTCGATAGTCGGGCGGCTGTAAACGTCGCGGGTCTTGAGGGCCGTTACGTTTTTCATGGTCTGCCACTGCACGTTGGGATCAACGATAAACCACACCTTGGTTGGGTCGGCGTTCTTGCCAGCCCCGCCGAGCAAGCGCAGCGTCTCCAGGTAGTCATCCTCGTCGATTGCCCCACCTTCGCGCGAGTTGGCCGTATTGGTCACAAGCGCCAGCTTTCGCAGGCCATTTGCGGCCAGATATGCCTCAGTCCCGCCCGGTGTCCCAGCGATACAGTTCACGTTTGTGGAAGCCGTTGTCGCTGTGTCGCCATCGATGAGCACATGCTCAAACTGCTCAGCACTTGCCCGCTGGAGTTGCGCCCTTAGCTGATTAGCCCAGGGGATAATCGAGTCCTCGCCAAGTTCCCGCGACCAGCGCACACGAGCGCCAATCACAGCAAGCGTCAGCGACTGGTTGGTTGTTCCAAGCAGCGAGCTTGTCACGGTGGGGCTTGGGCGGGAAAGCCCGCCAGTTGATGCGTCCCCTGTGACCTGGCTCACCAGATAGAATGTCGGGTCGGTGCTCTCAAGCGGAATGACCACGCTCTCATAGCCCTGTGGAATTTCAATCGTCGGGAACTGCCCAGCCAGGCGCGTCTCGTGCCGAATGCTCTCCCACAGTGTGCGGTCATACATCACGCCTACCCACTCGTCGCCATACGTGCTAAGAGTGCTGTAGTTGATTTCATTGGCCTTGACGTAATTCCCCTCAAACGGCATTCCCGCCATCTTCATGGCTGAGACAGTCTCCAGCGCCAGCGGTGTCTCTTCGTGGCACGCCTTGATAGCCGCTGCTTGATAGGCCGATTCGGAGGGCTGTACGCCCGCCGCTTTCAGTACCTCGATCATCACAGCGCAATCTTCGGCGCTCAGATTGTCAAAGCGCCGCAGCGCACCATATCGCGCCATCGTGGGCGCTTCGCCACCCGACCAGTCAAGCCGACCACTGGCTTTCAACGCCTCTTCCATCTCGGCTTTCACTTCGGCCTTAGCAGCATCCACAAGCTCCTTCTCACGGGCCGCTTGTGCTGCCCTGGCCTCTTCTTCTTTCGCTTTGGCCTCGCGGTCTGCCTCCAGTTCTGCCTTTACAAGCTTGGCAATCTCTGTCGCTTGGGCAGCCGTCAGGCCTTCTTTCGTTTCCTCACTCATTTTCCTTGTCACCTCGTTACGTTGTCTTTCTAATGTTTCTACATTGTCGCTACTCGCTTTCACGTCTGAGCCTTGCGCCGTCGCGCCTATGCTCTCGGCCTCTTCGCTTTCGCTTGCAAACTCAGGAAACGGTAAGCCCGCCTCCTGATAATGCGCTTTTAATACAGGCATGGCGACGGCATACCGATTAGCCGGTGCTCGCCCCTCGCCTATATCCATCAGTGATAATTCTGCCACCGGCCATTCTAAGATGTGGCCATCTGGCCCTTTCCGCGTAAGATGCGGGATCGTGCCAGTGCTGGCTCGTGCCAATCCCTGCCGAGCCGCCTCCCAGACCCGCTTGGCGAGTTCTTTCGCCTTGTCAAGCACCACCGTATACCATACGCCATCGGTGCGAACTTCCCGGTTAACCGTCTGGCCGATATACTCAGGGTTTCCCTGTGGCTGGCCGTCAGGAGTGAAGCCATGATAATAGACCACTGGCGGTGTCGGGAACTTGTCACCGTGAAACTGTGTGGCCGATGAGAAGTACTCACCGTCAGTGTCCAGGTCGCTGGGCGAGCCAAACGGATTGCCCAGCACCTCAAGCACCCAGTCGCCGCTTTCGGCGAGTGTAGCCTTGATGATAGCCTTCCCCGGTGGCTCGCGGTCTATCTGCCTATACAGCCCCCGGAGCTTGCTCAGTGCCTCGGCCTTATTCGGGCCTTGATACACGTTGCCCCGGTAGCCGACTGTAAGCGCCGCCCATGCTGCCCCCATCAGGCGCGGATCGAGTTCGCCGTCAACGTTCTTAACCCGCAAGTGCCAGGTGCTTGGCTTCTCGCTGTCCTCTACCACTAAATAGTGGCTCGCCGGGTGTTCGCCGTCTTGTTCCTTCTTTCTGACCGCCATTACATCACCTCTTCAACCTCGTAATGCTCACACAAGCCGCCGGGACTGACATCTATGCCACACCACGCCCCTTCACGGTTGGCATGTAAGTCGCATAATATCACCCATTCATAATCGGTCTCTGAATACTTGCAAGTGTAGCAGCACTCGCCCATTTTGTAGCCAGCGGGTAGCTCGTCCTTTTGCAAAACAATGCGCTCGTCTCTTTTAACCGCCATCGTCTAATCCTCGCATATGTAATCCATGCGTCATAACTGTCCAGTCCCCTGATGAGCCGTAATCCACGCCCACTACATATGGCTCTATCCACACTGACGGCATAGAGACGAGCTTGGGCTTTTCCCATTCCTTGCCACACTTCACACAGTACACTACATCACACACCGTGCAGTGCTTCAATTCATGCTCGCACTTTTCTTCTTTATGGTCATGCTTGCCCATCGTCTATACCCTCTACCAATTCCTTAAGCCTCTCTGCCACAGCTAACGCTTCATCTGGCGTGAGTTCATATATGTCCTCCCAATCCTTCTGCCCCCTGATATAGATAAAATGGTGAACCTCGCCATTTCCTAACACGTCGCGCACAAGTTCTACTCTTATGTCCACTGTAGCCTCTTTCTTCATACGCTTTTGGTATTGATATTACCGTATATCGGGAATATCAACGCAATCCTAACAATGCTCTACCAATCGCTAACAATGCCAGCGCAATGCCCAGCGCCACCAGATAATCCCATAATACCTGCTCAGTCATCCAGCCACCTTTGGATATGCCGCGCCATTTCCTCTTTCATGTCGTTGCCGTACTCCTCAAAGGTCGTTACTTCGGTGGGCCAGCCTGTCTCCTCGTGGAACCAAGTCTGCATCTCATCAGATTGCACCCACACCGCATAACTGGCGTTGTTGCCTACCACTACCTCATTCCATCGGCGGGGGCGCACTGTCCAGCGCCGCCCTAAGTTCTCGCTGCTTGCGTCTATCCCTCTGGCGTAGGTGTCGCCGGGTCGCCCTGACTTTGGGGGATATTCCTTGATTTTCCCCTCAAAGTACGTCGCCGCTGCCAGCAAGCCGCTCCCCACTACCCGCTTATACCGGGCCGGGTCGAGCTTGCGCCGCAGCCGGTTAAGCTGCCCCTGATTGAATGACACGCGAATCTGTGGCATTAGTCCCTCACAAACTCATGCGACAAAAAGCACCTGCACCGCACATGGGCTGGCGGCGGGTCTTGCCAACCGTCGCCCTGCTGTTTGCCGTTGCGTGGCCCGCATATCGGGCATACTAGCTCGTCGTTGCTGGTGCGCCAGATTGCCACCATCTCGATACCTTCCTGCCTGAGCGCGTCTGCTATAGCTATCTCGCCCTGAGCACTAGCCCGCGTCACTTCAGTCTGTGCTATCATGTCGGCGCGTACCGGGCCGAACGTTGGCGCAAGTGAGCGCCGCAAGTCGCCCTGTGTCAGTCCGGGCGTTTCAAAGAACTGCGCTATCTTGTTGTTAATGGCGCGGCGGGTTGTCTCAGTCGTGCCCCGCACGAAATCCCCCGCATATTGAGCCGCCCACTCCACAGCGCCCGCGTTGACAAGCGCCCAATCTACCCCTATCGGCGTACTGCTCATCAACCGCTCGGCGCTTTCCATGTAAATAAGCTCCAGGTTTGGTGTGACGGCTTGCCTCATCTCAGCTTCTACCATTGCCCAAAAATCGCGGCCTAAGTTAGCCAGTTCTGGCGGGTCGCCTAGCAAGTCGAATACCTCACCCTCTGTGATCCTGAGCGCCCGCGCTACATCTCGCGCTACCCGGCGCTCCCATGTGTCCCTGTCGGGTACATCCTGCTTTATGGGTAGTTGTCCCACGCCTCTAGTACGTCGCCAAATATCATGGCAACGTCCTCCGCATCAGTCGCAACCTCTAGCGCCCCCTCTATAGCGCCTTTTACGCCAGGGGGTATGCTCTCCGTTTTAAACTCGCGGCTTGGCGTGATTGCTTTGCCTCCTTTCGCCCGATTTATGCAGAACCGTTGCCATTGCATCAGTTCATCTCGCATAGTGGGCCGTGCCTCTATTTCTATCACCATATCGGCGGCTTTCACTTCCCCCGCCGTTTCGTCCTCGTCACTCATCGCGCCGCCCGTCTCAAGCTGGCGGGGCGTGGGGTTTTCCGGCGTTGTTCCTAGCCCACCAGGAGCGAGGAGCGCCGTTTGCGGGCCTATCTCTTTGGCAAACAAGCCACCGCGCCAGTCGCCTAGCGGGTTAAGGTTGTAGTATGTGGTGCGGATTTCGTCTACCGTCATGACTTCCCGTGCCGCTTGCTGCTCTTGTAAGTCCATTGCCCTATCGCTCAGCCGCACGTCCTCAAACTGGCCGCGTAGGTTGTCGCCATAGCGGGGCAGGATGTCAAGTGTAATCTGCTCAGCGAGCCGCATGTGTTCTGGATGGATGGCGAGTTCGCTAAACACCGCCTTACCAGTGCGGGCGGTGGCCTCGGTGCTTTGAATTGCCAGCATCGCCGCCAAACCAGGCGCGAAAATATCATAGATCATCTCTTTGGTGAATGAGCGCGAAGCCAGGAACTCCATATCGGCCTGGCTCAAGCCCATTTGTAACCACCCGAAGTCGGTATCAGCTTTGCCGCGCATTAGCAGCATCTCGCGCCGTGTGCCGCCATGTCGCCTCTTGAGCAGTTCCCGCAGTCGGTTGTATAAGCTGTCATCGATGTTGTTCACCCACAGCGCCCCATCGGGCTTGGCGTTATCCCTGCCGTAGAAGTTGAGTAGAAACGTGGCCGCTTTGCTGTCTGTCTCGGCTTCTTTGGCGAAGCTCTCAATTGGCGACAAGCCCACGTACAGATTGCGCGGGTGATGGGCCTTAACGTGCATCATACGCCAGGGGGGAATAATGTTTTTCTTGCCGTCGCCCACATCCCATTCATAGTGGTCGATTTCACCCATCTTTTTGCCGGGGATGACTTCTATTCGGTTGGAGGGTAAGACTGTTATCTCAGTCGGCGGGGCTGTCGGGCTTGAGCAGTTCAGATACCAGTAGGCGTTCCCGCTCAGCCGCATCATAGCAGCGTGGGCTTCCAGCAGCGCAAACCGGGATTGCATGGGGTTCGGGTTCCACAATAGGCGCTCAAAGGGGTGGTTGATTTCTTCTATCTCCTCCTCACCGTCTAGCCGTATAACCTCAAAGGGCGTACCTGCAAACGTGCGGGCAACGTGGCTCACACTGATATGCACCCAGACCAATGCCTGATATAGCTTGAGTTGGTTATCAGCAAGCGCCATATTAGGCACTGTCTCCCGATCATACAGCCCGCCGACACTTAGTACGTCGCCGCTGGCCGCTTGCTTCTGCTCCGTTGGTTGTCGCCTGAACCATCTATCCCAAAATGCCATAATTACACCAAGTCGAATGAAAGGCCGCGCTGCGTTGCTTCCAGTGCCAGCGCCAGCGCGATAACTGTATCGTCGTGCATCCCACTAGCCGCCGCATAGCGCCATTTGCCCGACGGCAAGCGGGTTGCCTCAAAGCTCTCCAGTTCTGCTATCATCACCGGATCGTCTAGAATGCTGATTTCCTGCCGTTCGAATGCCAGCATAAGCGCCTGAATGACGGCGGCTTTGCTATCACTGGTCGTAATGAAGCCAGAGACAGGCAAGCCCTCTGATTGCAATTGCTCTATATTCGGCCCGCCGATACTGTTATGCTCAGCAAGAATGCGCGAGCATCCCCACCTACTAGCCATCGCCGATAACCGCCCGCGCTGGACGGCCCAGCCGATTTGATTAAAGCGGTCAACGTCTACCACTTGGCGCGTCTCAGCATCCATGACGACCAATACCGTCCAGTCCTTTGATTGTGCCCAGTCTACACCCATAACATAGCGCCTCTCGGCTTCCGGGCTAACCGCCCCTGGCTCGGCATAGACACAAGCCCGAACGTTGCGAAATACAACGCCGCTATCCTCGCGGAACTCAGCAAGGTACTCCTGCTCAAAGATGGCAACTGGAAGCTGTGCTTGTGCGTCTACTATCTCCGAGTATGGGATGAAAGGGTTATCTTGTGTTGGTTTTTGCCAGCTACAAAAGGCCGGGTCATCATTACTATTGCCCCTCACCCATAAACGGTAGAACCAGTTGCGCCCGTTCGGAGTGCTGATAAACAGCGCCCTTCCCTGGCGGTCTGTCAACGCTGGCCGCAATGCCTCCAGCCACGCCGCTTCTTTAATGTAGGCCGCTTCATCCATTACGATGAAGTCCAGCCCCTCACCTCGTAAACTATCCGGCTCGTCAGCCGAGCGCACCTGTACCGTGCCGCCATTCGGAAACTCGACAAGCCGCTTAACTTCGGCGGGCCTCAGTCCTGGAAACTGGCGCGAAAGCGACTTAATCCCTCGCCAGCCCACCGCCGCGACTTTGTACGATGGCGCTACCCACCAGGCCCGCCCGCCGCGTAATGCGGTGTCCAGGCATAGCCAGATACCCAATCGCGTCTTACCCCACCGCCGCCCCGCTGCCAGCACTTTGAACCGGGCCGGATGGGGCGCTACCTCATACTGCCCCGGATGGAGCTTAGGTAGTGTGACGGTGGCAATACTCACACCTCGTCCTCTTCAGGCCAGAGCAGCGCAATCTCGATAGGCCCGCCCTCGCCTCCTGTGATTTCCTGCCGCTGGACTGGTCGCCCGCGTGTCTCGTCTATGATCCGCTCAATAGCGCGAAGTTTGGCCGCTGATGTGCGGGGCTTCTTGGCTATCTCGATTAACTCATCTACCGCCATCTCCAGCGCCCCGCGCAGCTTGAGTTCTACCATTGCCCACCGATTGCGGCGCAGCTCGTCGGCCAGTGTGTTCAGGTGTTCTCGCCATTCGGCGGGCCAGGTGTAGAAAGTACGCTTACTCACACCGGCTTCCCGAAAGGCAGAAGCATCGGTATTTGTTCGACTGCGAGCCACTACATAATCAATCTCTGGCCCTGACAAGTCCTCTAAAAGTTCAAAAATGTGATTTTCGGGTACCTTTTGGTGCATTTCCGGTACTTTCTGTTACAAAACCGACCCGTGCAGGGTATTAAGCTGCTACGGGCCGGGACTATTTAGTGCGGGCCGAATTATGTTCTTGTTCTATCTACACTAATTATACAGGATTTAAGGGGACTTGTCTAGTCGCTCCTCACCCAACTCTTCATCACAGAATGCCACGATTAACAATAATGCCCGCTTTAGAACGTACAGGAAGCGCCTCCACGCCTTAATGCTCATCAAAGCCCCACTCCCCTACTTGCTCAAACCGATATGAGCATTGCCGGAACAGTGCCGCATGATATGGTCCTACAGGCCATACATCGCAGAGCATATGTCTGCCGTGCGCGGCATCTTTGTGGCTGTGTCTATCACACAAGCCATCCCACCGCAAATGCCCACACTTTTCAGCGCGACGTAGTATGTCAGGGGCAGCCACCACGAACAGCCGCATATCACCTGTGCGGGCCTCGTACCATACGCCGTTCTCGTCAGTACCTCCCCCCATGACGGCATGGCTATCCCACGCGGCTATGGTGGGTTTAACCCAGTTTCTATAAGTAATGCGGGTAGTACAGCACTCGCCACAGCGATTACAGCGCCCTTGCCGTTCATACTGTCTACACGTGCTTGAGCGATAGTCCCACTCAAAGAACTGCCACGCCTCAATGCTCACGTCGGGCTTCCCTCCAGCGTCCACTCAGCCGTCATATCCCCGCCGCCGGAGCCGCCGTGCAATTCCTGATAGCGGGCTTTCCAGGCGATGAGGGATACAGCGGTATCGAGTACAACCGGGGCTGAGGATTGCCCACAGGCGGGACAGATAAACGGCTCATCGCCGTCGTGGATCGTCTCGCCAAAGTGGACGATAAGCGCATAACACGGGGCAAGAGCGCAATGGTAGAGCCTGACTAGTCCTTTCATGCGTCCTCTATTCTGGCGATGCTCACCATCAGGCGATTGTCGCCCATCCAATCTATCAGGCGCTTAACGTGCTCCAGCTCGGAGGCCGGCACGTCAAGCGTTACCCGTGCGCCGTCTTGGAAGAAGCGTAGAAACGTCGCCGCCGGGGGCGCGTATGCCTCAAAGCTGATAACGTCATCTGGGTTAAAGTCAGTCAATGCCTAGCTCGTCTAGCAATTTATGAACTTGTTCAAGTGATGTACAATGCGATGGCACGATATAGGATGCCTCCAGGGGCAACTCTATTGCATCGGCGGCATACCCATCATCAACTATGTCAGCGCGTTCTTCGGCTATCCATTCAGCATCCATGCGGTCTTGATAGCCCGCGCCCCATTGGGCGAGCATCACAATATCCGTGATTGCGTCACGATTTGGCGCAAGCACACACCCATAATCCTTGACAAACCACAAGCGCATTGTATAGCCTTTCTATGATGCCAGTGGAGGCGGCGGTTTTTGCATCCCGGGTCCGGTAATCGCCATCGGCAATCCCGTCGATACTATGTCGCCCCCTCGACTTCCAGGTGGGGGTGGTGGGCGCTTTCCCGGTAACGGGGCGACTATCGCAGTCATCGCGCCCCTGTGTCATATACCCCCATGATGGCAAGCCTTAGTCCCATGTTCGGCTTGCTCTTGCCCAGTAACCAACACATCCCATATCCCTCACGCATCCGGCAATCCCTACCATGCGCCCACACTCCCTCTATTGGGGGGCTTGTTCTGGGCCTGGGCAACGGACAGAGCAATTGCCTGCTAGCTACAGTATAGCACATCGCGCCAGTGGCGCAAGCGACAAAAAAGGGCGGCGCTTGTATCTAGAATTTTCAAGCGCCGCTGGGTGGCTCTTGACCGAGCTACCTAAAAGGCATCAGCCTCCACTACCAGTATACAGTATTTCAGCAGTGGCGCAAGCGGGGGGAAGTTCCCGGCGACGGGAAAACCGACTGAGGGTGACTTCTGTCACTGTTTTGGGGGTGTATTTCTTCCCTGCCCGCCCCAAAACTATAGACACCGCGCCGCGCCTTCCATTATAATGGGGGTAGTGGTACAGCCACTAGCGCGGCCTTTATCCGATGAGCCGCCCCTACCCGCGCCGCGCCGGGGATGGGGCCAGGGGGACACCATGACACAAACACTAGCCGAGCGCCGTCAGGCCAGTAGCGTGGCCTTCCACAGCGACATCGACGCGATTTATGCGCGGTGGCGGCGTGGGCGGCTGGATAGCGGGGAAGCACACCGCTACCTGCTGGCCCTGGAGTATGACCTGGATGATCCGCGCTGCCCGTTGCATGGCACACGGCAGAAGGCAATCCTGGCCGAGCGCCTAGATCGGGTGAGGTACACCGTAGCGCAAGGGAGAGAGTGATGACCGGCTTCTTGTCGCTTGAACGCGCCTGCAACGTGGTTTTGTACAGCGGGTGGGATGGCGAGAGGGATATTTTGGACGGCATGGATAAGGCGCGGGAGTGGATGGCACAAGCCAGCGATGAGGAGATTATCGTAAGGGCGGCGGCTATCCTGGCCGCGATTAGAGTAGAGATGCAGGCGGCGCGAGAAGGCCGCTGACATCTAGGGCCGCGCCGGGGCTACGGGGGCGTTTCCTCAGGCGCGGCTCTCCACTAAAGGGCAGGGCCGCGAGTAGCCATTACATGTTAATGGCGTACAGCAGACGCGGCCCTCGCCCGCACATAGAAGGAGGGAATGATGACATCAGTTATAGTGCAAAAGATTCAGGATTGGTTTTGGCCGGAAGGCTCATTAGAAAAACCACTCACAGCAGAGGAAAAGGCAGAGATTTTGAGCGAGCGCCTTAATGCTGCCTTCGGCGCGGAAGAGGCCGAGTTGTTGGACACACTAGCGAATCTTGCTCAAAATGTTTGCGGCAAATCAGATTGCCACTGTGTTTCGCAGGCCGCCGAGATAGATGAAGCCATACAGGACTACGTATTGACGAAAATCACGAGTTATAACTCGTGATATTTGTCTATATCATTACCAAAAGGGGGATAACATGAACGCATACATTATAGATGCTGGACAGGATAGCAGCGCCACATACTACTTTGCCGTTGTTGGCGAGTACGTAGAGCCTAAAGTCTTGTTTGGCATGTACTTTGCAGAGACACGGGGGAAGGCCCGCGCTCTGGCGGCTTCTGAGTGGGGCTTGGAATTTATCGACAAAATGAGTATTTATCTTTTCGCCAGAGATGTTGATAGGGCGGCTGGCAAGGCTGCCGATGGCGATCCGATTTGGGAACTGCCCAATTGGGAGAATATCCCGCTTTAATGCGGGCAAGGGGGATAACATGAGTGAAGAGAAGGCGCTGGCACTTGTGCCGCGCACCATATCAGAGGCAACGGCCCTCAGCACTCAGCTTGTGCAATCGGGGCTACTGCCGGATCACATCAAAAACCCGCAGCAAGCCTTTGCCATTATCACAATGGGGGCTGAACTCGGATTAGCGCCCTGGGCGGCTTTAAACGGCATCAACGTCATAAGAGGCAAGCCCACCATCAGCGGCCAGCTAATGCTTGCCCTGGTGCGAAATTCTGGCAAAATGGCGGCGTTTTCGGTAGATGAACGCACCGCCGAGCGTTGCACTATCACCGTACAGCGTGACGGGGAAGCGCCCGTCACAGTCACCTTCACGATGGATGAGGCCAGGGCGCTGGGACTGGCGGGCAAGGACAACTACAGCAAACAGCCCGCCGTCATGTTGCAGTGGCGGTGCGTGGCGGCTATCTGCCGCCTCGTATTCCCTGACGTGCTGCAAGGATTTGTATACACGCCGGAAGAGATTAACCCCGACCTGCTGGTAGATGAGGACGGGGCAATCGTCGAGGGGTATATGCAAGAGGCTGAGGACTACGCACAGCGCGAGGCCGATCTAAACGGGGCGGCGCAAGCCCTGCGGCCTGATGATGAGGAGTTGGTATCATCGCCAATCCCCACCACTGATGAGGTAATCGCCAGCTTCGGGCGCGGCGTAGAGGGTTATAATGAAGGCTGGAGTGAAGAAGCACGGCTCCAGGTATCCGCTCGGCTGGCTCAGTTGATGGGGCAGTTTATAGGGGCCAATATCTACTATGAGGATGAGGGTAGCGCCTTCTATGCCCCGCTCGGCCTGAGCCGTACCGCCGCGATCAAGGAAGCGCGTTTGCTGGTTGCCAGCGTGTTATGTGGGGAACCAATCGAGAGCTTCAACGACATGACTTCCCCCCAACTGTACGCTTTGGATAAGTTGTACGGGTTTTTCAAGGCGCGGGGCAAGCTGGCGGCAGTGATTGACAACATACTCACGGAGTGGAACTAGGTTTAGCCATTCGCGGGGCGGGGTGGCCGTAAGGCCGCGTATCCGTCAAGGGGTAAAGTCCCCCACCTTTGGCAAAGGAAGTGGAAGCCCCGCCCCGCTTGGCACAAGGGGGATAAGAGGAAGGGATAGTATGGCGCAAGGTAGAAAAACCATTGCATCTAGGGCTAGAATAGCCATAGAGGGCAGCAATGGGAACATAGCCGAGATAGCAAGGCGACTCGGCGTATCTAGAACCACCGTATATAACCTAATTCACAAACACCATGAACTAGCCGAACAACTATATGACGAGCGCCACCGTGCTGACTTGCCGCGCCTGGGGCCACGTCCACCCCATAAGCCGGACGCTAGGCCGACAATTTACCTTGTCCAGCAGGGAAGTGGGCCTATCAAGATTGGATACACCACAAATCTTCATGGGCGCTTTGCGGCTCTTGACAGCTCAAGCCCCTATCCCCTAACCCTTTTACTTGCTTTTCCAGGTGGGCCACGGAAAGAAAGAGAGTTGCACCACCGCTGGCGAGAATACCGCATCAGGGGCGAATGGTATCAGCCTGCCCCTGCCCTACTCGATTGGATCAGGGAGTGCCGCCATGACTAACAACGCACTTGCCCACCTACCCCAAAGCCACTATCAATTCACGCCTACCGGCCTCATCATCCACAGCCGCGTGACGTTTGAGCAGTGGCAGCTTTTGGGGGAATACCTCTACATGCTTACCCGCGCTATCCAGTGGGCCATCGGGGATTGGATACTCTATGGCGAGGCGCAATATGGCG